TTTTTTTAATAACTCTCCCTCTACTCAAACAAGGATATTTGTTCAAGGGAAATCAAGGCCCTCACTGATACTCTCTATCATAATCAACAATCTTATGATACTCACGGTCCATCGTGTGCATTTTCACCAACGTATCCATAGTTGGAAATCCCTTGCACAACGAATCAGTATCGATTTCTCCTTTGCGGAGCAATTTGATAAGATCTTTTTCGTCGAGATCAGTGAGACGCTCCCTAAAGAGCTCAGAAACATCTTGGTCATAAATCTTCTCAATCGAAGCTACCGTACAGTAAACATGTTTCAAAAACTCATAGGCAACATCATTAGTTCCCATAGTATCGTACGCACTACCACAACAAGCCAAAAGAACATCAACAGCCGTGCGCTTATCACCGCTCGAAAACGGCAACTTATGAATGTACTTGTGGACCGGTCGATAAGGGTAAACATCAGGATAATCAGGAGTGTCCGGAAACCACGACGGTCTGGCAACAAAATATCGCTGAAGAAAAACAAGACCGGTGGAAATAAGGCCTCCCTGAGGCGACGGCTCACTCATAAATGGAACATCTGACCTAATGTCCTTCATTTCCATGTCCCAAAACCTAGCGAGAAACTTTTCAAACGCCAACTCACCAAGAAAATCATGAAGGCAAGACGCCGTACCAATGATGTGGTCATCACCATAAACAACAATAATAATGCGGCCATTGAGAAACTCAACATCTATTCGGTTGCGAAGCGATGGATTGGTGAACTTAACCCACTCAACGAACAAGCAGTAAAGAAACGCCAAAATCCACGAGTCGCCATGAGACGTTGAATAAGCACCCGACGGCATACCGCCAAAAAGAATTCTCCACTCATTTCCATAGAGATGAGAAATCCTAATCGACAAGTGACGCATAGCCTGACGGAGGAGGAGCTTATAAACCTCCTCATCACCATCCTCAAAGTTGTAATAGATCCCAGCCTGTGAGCAATAAATCTCAATCAGAAATTTATTCAACGACAAATCAAAGCCGGAAACATCACCATCATCCCACATCATGTCGGGATCTTCATACCTCAGTATCTCAGCGAGGTCCTGAGCACCTCCATGCCACCACTTCATTCCAATACGAATAACACGGCCCCTTTCCATCTTTTGGCGAGTCGAGAAGACGTGAGATTCAAGCAAGTAACCGGTAGCGAAATCTATCTTAAATAGCCGGAACTTGTCCTTCGCCTTACGGAAATCAATTTCATTCATCTTCTCATAGGCGCTAAAAACCTCACTCTTCACGCTATAAACCCAAGCACAATCATGAAAGGGCG